GACAACAAGCCTTGGTGGCAGTCTAAGACTGTCATCTCGGTTGGAGTCATGATGCTAGGCGTTGGCCTAAAGCAACTTGGCTTCGACACTGGCGGCTTAGAATCAGATATCACCTCCATCGTTCTCGATGGTGCTATGGTGATCGCTGGTGCTGTAGCCATCTGGGGACGGATCACGGCGACTAAAGCCTTGAGATAATGTCGGACCTAAAGATCCCCTCCGGTTCACCCGACTGGCGAGCCAGAATCCTCAAGCTGGAGTTCCAGACTGAGGCCCACGGCTCCCAGTTATCCAACCTAACCGACAAGACAAATGCTATGGCCGACAGCCTCGGGTCTATCCAAAGAACCTTGGCCCAGATCCGGTGGATTGCCATCGGTGCAGCAGTCGCTCTGACTGCTAAGGAGATGAACCTCATGTCTCTCCTTACATTCGTCGGCATATAGCCTCTAGGAGCCCCTAGGAAGCCCGTACAGCGGCTCTAGGGGTTTTCCTATACCAACACCCCAGAAAGGACCTACAATGACTCACAGAGCTTCTGAGGACCTTTTGGCGAGCCTCCACAATCAAGTCGCCAAAGAACTAGTAGATCGCATCAACAGTGGTGAAGCCTCCACGGCTGACCTTAACGCAGCAATCAAGTTCCTGAAAGACAATGGCATCGAGGCTACCAAAGAGCAATCGGATGCCTTGATGAACCTTGCAGGTAAACTTCCAACCTTCGAACAAGAGGATCATGAGATTGATCCTGAGGAGACCAAGTATCACTAATAGCGCTCTAGAAATCGAAGAAAAGCTCAAGGGAGACTTCCGGGTCTTCCTTGGGGTTATCTGGGATTACCTGAACCTACCAGATCCAACCCCAGTTCAATATGACATCGCTCAGTTTCTACAGCACGGTCCCAAGCGTCAGATCATCCAAGCCTTTCGAGGCGTAGGGAAGAGCTGGATTACATCGGCATTCGTGCTGTGGCAGCTCTACAAGAACCCTCAACTAAAGATCATGGTGGTCTCTGCATCAGAAACGCGAGCCAATGACTTCTCGATCTTCTGTAAACGCTTGATCACTCAAGTCCCCTTCTTGTCCCATCTAGCCCCTAAGTCAGACCAACGTACTCGTAACGACGGTTGGGACGTAGGACCTGCAACACCTGATCACTCTCCGTCTGTAAAGAGCGTAGGGATCGGGGGTATGCTAACGGGTAGCCGTGCAGACGCAATCATCGCCGACGATATCGAGATTCCTAAGAACTCAGAGACACAGTTGATGAGGGATAAGCTGTCAGAACTGGTAAAAGAGTTCGATGCTGTCCTCAAACCTTTAGAAGAAGCACGTATCATCTATCTAGGGACACCTCAGACTGAGGACTCTCTGTACGTAAAGATCCAAGATCGAGGGTATATCACCCGCATCTGGCCAGCAGAGATGCCTACAGACGCTGATATGGTCAAATACGGGGATACTCTGGCTCCTATGATCCCAAAGATGGGGCTAAAGTCCGGAGAACCTACAGATCCTAAGCGATTTAACATTGATGACCTGATCGAACGTAAGGCTTCTTACGGAAAAGCAGGGTATTCTTTGCAATTCATGCTCAACACCCAGCTATCGGACGAAGAGAAGTACCCTCTAAAGCTTAGAGACCTGATTGTCACTCCGATTGACCGGGAACGAATGCCTATGACATGGACTTGGAGTCCTCATCCTGACCGAACTGTCGATGAACTGCCTAATGTTGGCATGAGAGGCGATAAGTTCTACTGGCCCAAGGACTCTGGAGACCTGTCTACCAAGTTCCAAGGAACCTGCATGGTCATTGACCCCTCAGGTAGAGGTGCTGACGAGACTGGTTACGCTATAACCTCGTTCCTCAATGGCTACATCTACGTCCACAAGTGCGGAGGTCTCGAAGGAGGCTACGATCAGGAGAAGGTCCTGACACCTCTAGCGCTCTTGGCAAAGGAATATGAGGTCAATGAGATCATTACCGAGAGTAACTTCGGTGATGGCATGTTCAATCAGCTATTCCAGCCTGTACTTCTAAAGATACACAAGTGTTCCTTGAGTGAGGTAAGACACCACACACAGAAGGAACGTAGGATCGCTGACACTCTGGAGCCTCTGATGGGTCGTCATCGACTGATTGTCGATCCTAGTGTCATCCATGATGATTACAAATCGATACAGAAGTACGAACAGGACAAGAGGCTCTCTAAGTCTCTAGTGTATCAGATGACACGACTGACTAGAGAACGTGGATGTCTAAGACATGACGATAGAATTGATGCTCTAGCAATGGCTTGTGGTCATTGGACAGATCGAGTTGCTCAAGATGAGCAGAGAGGGGAGCTTGAAGCTAGACAAAGTCAAATCGACATAGAAATAGACAAGGCATATGAGCATTTCGGGATAGCTCAAGCGGGACATAAAGCTAATTGGATATCGACATCTCTTGGGGGAACATAATAAGAAATATATCTAATGATCCATATAGGAGAGACTATGGAGAGCTAAGGATCTATAGATCTTAAGATCTAAGGATACTAAGGATCTATAGTCTCTAAGGATCTACAAGTTTATTAAAGATATTTAACTATAGATACTAAGGATACTAAAGTTACTTAAGAGAACACGATTGATAATATCTCTAATTGTGTCCATTCAGTTTTTCTGTAGTTATTCGAGGGGGTATATGTATGTACGTGTGTACGATTTTCCCCCTTGGCCCCTAGTCGCAAGAGTTTCCCAAGTTTCTCTCTACCTATAGGGGCCATTGCTGCCTGTTTCCTAATGCAATACCCAATGAATCCCTAGTAAACTACTGATAACATTAGCTTTTCATAGTATCAGCAGTTATATGTGGCTGCTTTGAGGTTCCATAGGTAGCAAGAGAAGGAGCAAACTCTCTCAAGTCTGTCTTTGTGTGCCAAATGCTCACAAGCGACCGACACCACCTAAGGTGCTTTTATGCCTTACTACCCTGAGTTTCTCTTATAGTACCCAAAGACCAAATATCCTAAAAGTTACATTCACAAGCATCAATATGAACCATAGCACCCAAAGTCACTCAAGTTTCATTAGTTTCTCATTTTTTTTCCAAAATAAAATCCTGTGATATCAACAGCTTAAGCATGCCATTCTATCTTTTTTTCACTTTGCAACCATAGATATGTTGTATTGTTCCCATAGCTCAGGCAATCTGTATTCATCGAATCAACCAAGGCAACCAAGGGGGGCCAGACATGGACTACAGAATCAACGGTGTCCGGGTATCCGCGGACACTCCAAGCAAGGCGCTTGAGGCTTACCATAGCGTCACAGGGCAACGGGCGGTACTCGCAGATGTGTCGTACTTCTACCAACCCGGACACTTCATGGATGCGGACAAGGCACGCAAGGCAGCGCTCAAACGCGAGATTGCCAAGGAGCGCGAGAGACCGTCGCAACCAATGGGGTTCATGATCTCACCTGCCACGGGTGTCCTTGTCCCGGTCGCTTAGGCCTGAATGCTTAGAGTAGGGGAGACATGCGCTCCCTTATCCCAAGCGTTCTCTATCACGAGTTGCAATAGATACTCGCGATACGCGGAAAGTTTGATACAGTACTACAGCGTCGCAATCCCGCGACGTTGCACATAGCAGCGCGGCCCTGTGGGTCACCATGCCACGGCTCTAAAAGCTAAAAGCACAGTCGCGCGTGACATTGCACTAGGGACACACGAAGGGGTTCCCTTGCCGCCTGAGAAGGCGCGGACCTAGTGGGATGGGCAGCACCCGAAAGCGCGGGGTTATAGCGCAACCGAGAAACAGGTGATGCTGAATACTCGGGGAGTGGCCGGGCCTTAACTGTCCCTGTGGTCGCAGGGCTGACAACCCTATGGCAGCGACACATCACAGGGGCGGTTAGGTAAGGCAGCGCGAGCCGTTGCCTTTCCTTTCCGTCTCTAACAACAGGAGTTCAACGTGGAATTGTCCGTTACTGTCAAAGACGTTTATGGTAACACTAACGTCTATCCAGATTGCGCAACTAGTAAGCTTTTACTTTCCCTTACGAACAATCAGAAATGCTTCTCTGACCGTCATATCGTTACGCTTAGGCAGCTAGGTTATAAGTTTAATGTTAAGCGTTCCGTGGATTTCTAACATGTTTGGATACGTACTCGTTTCTCTCACAGTTCCCTTGATACCTACAGCGCTCTTGATCGTATGGGCTTATTCGGGTAATTAGTCCCATAAATCAGAACGACTGACGAAATCTCTCCCTCCTCCCTTGAACTAGCCGCCTCTCGGGGCGGTCTTTTCAAGCGACGGATACCCCGCGCTTGCTACAGCAATGCACAAGGAGAAACACGCATGGCTAAAGTTACTAAGTCCGCTCAACTACTCGACTACCTCCGCACCACGCGCACCGTGTCGCCTATGGAAGCCATGATCCACCTGCAAATCGGTTCGCCTACCAAGGAGATCCACCGCCTCCGAGCTAAGGGCGCTCGTATCGAACAAGTATGGCGCAAGAATCCAGCGACCGGGCAACGGTACTCTCGTTACTTCTACCTTGGCGATACCGCGTAGAGCGTTCAGCACAGGGGATCCAATGCGGTCCCCTTAACTGAATGTTCCCACATTCGCGACTGTCCCTAACAACAGGAGATTCTCAAATGCAACCCGTATTACGTGTCGGACGGAAATATATGGAACGCCGGAAGCAATGGCGCGTGCGTCTCTACATCAACGGCAAGCCAGAACGCGACGCCTATTACAAGTGTGGTCGCAAGGCGCATGACGCTGCTTTCCGCATGATCTGGGATCGTGGAGCTGCCAATACGTTTGCACAGGAGAATGTTTAATGTACTTCGATCTTTCCCGAGTACCTATGCGTACACGCCTTGAAGTACTCGACAACCACCAACGCAACCTTGAGCGCTATGGTCGTTCGTATTGGGATAAATCCCCTTGGGAACGCAAGCTCGACCTAGCGGGTATCGATACCAACGCCAAGCTAACCAAGGGCGACGATGCAGTGAATGCGGTTCAACACTTCGCTCCTGCGACCCGTGCGACTGACAAGGGTACGACCGTATGCGCCAACGCTATCCGGGCCGGGTGTCAGAAGCCTTGCCTTGACGATACAGGCAGGGGCGCATTCGCAACGGTGCAAGCTAGTCGATTATATAAAACGATGCTTTGGACACAGAAGCCCGACGAGTACCTTGATTACTTCCATAAGCGCGAAATGCCACGGCTCCAGCGTATCGCCAAGCGCAAGGGAAAGCCCCTAGCACTACGCCTCAACGGTACGTCTGATATCGATTGGTCTTTCCTTGCCGAGCAATATCCGGACGTTATTTGGTACGACTATACCAAGCATCCAGAGCGCTTAGGTAACACGCCGGATAACTACCACCTCACGCTGTCCTATAGCGAGAAGGAACCGGAGTATGCCGCCGAGTGTATCGAGGCTCTTAACTCAGGCCACAACCTCGCCATCGTGTGCAAGTCCGCTGCTATCCACGCTGACCTAGTAGAGCGCGGTTCATGGCGTGGCTATCCCACGGTCAATGGAGAACTGTCAGACCAGCGCTTCCTCGATCCTCGGGGCGGCTATGTCGTACTGCTCACGCCTAAGGGCAAGGCCAAGCGTGACACGTCTGGCTTCACTGTCGGTTATTAATCCCACGAAAGGAACCAGTACAAATGCAACACAAGTCAACGCAATTCACTGGCCGCCATGTGCTTGTCACCGTCGAAATGTCACTAAGCGAGCTGCTAGCGCTGCAAGAGACCTTGGCCAGCGCCACTGAGTTCATGGACTACGGCCCTATCGAAGAGACCCGCGCTTTTCGTCAGTTGGTAACCATCACGGGCGTCATCGAGGAAGCAAAAGAAGTACAAGTCGCCTTCCAAGGGTAAGAACAACAACTATCACGCGCAACAGGAGT